TCAATTTATATTCCGGATTCAGCTCCGGAGCGGACATGGTGGACGTACTCGGATGCATACACTCTGTACGGAATGCTCGACGGTATAGCGGGAAGCTCTACATCGAGGCCATTCGGTAGCGTGGTCAGAGCGAAGATTTCATCTTCGAACGCAATTTGTTGCTCGGCGGTGATATTATATTGCTGAGCGAACAGTGCGCGAGTTTCGTCCGTGGGACTGCAGTAGCCTGCTTTACTGCGGAGGGCTGCTTGTAGCAAGTCCTTCTTATAGGTGTCGAGGTCTTGGTCTATAACGACCTCGATATCATCCAGCAACTCGAGAGTCTTGGCCGCCAAAGCGGCCACCATAGGGCATCCGGGGTATGCATACAAATAGCTGATCGCTTTTGACTTTTGCAACCCAAGTTTAATGGTGTCTTTACTCTCGCTGTACCGGGTTCCCACCCACCCGAAAGTTCCAAGGGCGCGAAACGGATCTGTTATAATCTGTTGACTCGTCTCTGCAAAACGCATACCACAAAAAGATGCCTCGGACCAAGTGTTATGTTCCTCGAGTTTAACCAAGCAACCAAGTTCGTCATAGGCTATGTGATTTACATTAAACCAGATAGGTGCCAGCAAATCGTCCCCTTCTACCACACAGCACGTCCTAAGGGCTATCGTCTCGCGAGAGACACCCGAACGACGCAATATGTAGATCCAGTTCCGTAAATTTGACATTCCGTTGTATGCTGAGGTCCACATGTCACCCGACATGCGCCTGAACCAGCACTTCGCTTTGATGTTTTTCGATCTCAACACGTTTGGTGCCATCACCGCCCACATCTGGTCGGCGATCCAACACGTGTTGTCCAGCTTGTCCCCGTTATCACATTGTGCTCTCTGATGCGAGTCTTGACCAACGTTGAAACAGTCGCTAGGGAAGTACTCAGGAACGATTAGTTTCTTGAGTGCCAACTCAGCGATTTCCGGGGGCACCGGAGTCGGAGACATCTCTCCCTGGAGGATTCTTGCAGCCACAATGCGCTTATTCATTACCTCCATATATTCGAGCTGTACAATAGCTTTCTCGAATATACCCCAATCGACCTTCCTGCCAGTTAACATATGTATAGAAGTCACTAGCTCAGAGAACGATGCCATTGCGTTGAAATGACCCTCCCATGAGGAGTAGTCAGTCTCGATCGCTGTGTCACCGATCTTGAATAAATTAGATATGTATAATGGTCGATCAGGAACTGGCACGTGCTTGATAAATTCCGGCAGGCTGTATAGAATGTCTTCCACAGCCTTGATCCATTTCCCGAACGCGACTTTAGCACCGTCGGCTCGAGCGTAGATGCCACGTGGCATCTTGAAATCCGTGTAGAACTCGGACTTCATGAATACAGAAACTCCTCCCCAATGAAAGCGGGAGGTTCTGCCAGAATTATCGCACGATTCAAATTCGCACACTGTGTCGGGGTCCACCGTCGTGTCTTGCAGTTGTTCTTTTCGGGTATCGCCGTAGTTGGTCCGATCCAGCCACCTTGCGGTGTCGTCGGGGTCCATCCAAGCTGAGGGCAACTCGGGCTGCGGCAATCTTCTGTCAGACAGAAACTCGTGCAAAAATTTCGTGCTATTCACGATGGCTTCCACGGACGGCAATTTATCGCAACGGTACAGGCGATATCTTGTCCCGTCCCAGAGGGACTCCTGGTGTCTTATGTCTGGCCGGGGTGCACACCATCCCCGGATGTAAAAGGGGGTCGCCGCGATCATGGGCGACCGTTCGTCTAGCAAGGCTTGTAGGCGCTTGCCTTCCGCTGTTTTGCCCATCTCAGTCAACCACCAGCCGGTCGACCAATCTTTCTTATAACAGCGTTGAAACATGTCGTCAGTGGTTCTGTAGCCATAACCACGGATCGACCCCCAATTCATTCCAACGGCGAAGCATTGCACACCTGACCGTAACCCTGAGTCTCGATCAGATATGTCACTGTGCCTCCGCCGGTGACCATGTGCGTCTCGCCTGACAAATCATCGAAGAACTCGAAGTCCGTCCCCGTCCCACGGGCGATGGTCCTCTTGTCCCTAATTTGATTTAGAAACGCAAATTCAGCTACGGCGTGGTTACCACCGTACTGCGCCACATCCCCCACATTCAGGTTAGTGCGGTAATCCGTGCGAGTCCCTTGGAAAATGCTGTTAAACAATTTGTCCGTGGTTGCTACGTTGTACCGCCCCGCATGCAAAGTTTGGAGCTGGGTCTTACTAATGATTACCTCAGTCGACATTGAGCGGCGTTCCAGCCACGTCACATCGTTCAACCCATAATCTTCGTGATTTGGACAGTTCACTCTGTGTCCGGCACTGCCGAATACCTCATGTGACCCTCCACGCGTGATGCTATTTTTCTTCGCCCAAAAAGGGCTCATGAAATCACCAAGACGTGAAAGGGCATCCCCAGTGCGTTCGGCAACACACCTGCAATCCCACTTCTCGTACCACACTAGATTGCGCTGAACAAGCCAAGTGTCCGCGGCTGCAGTAACGTCCCCAAACTTCATCGCCGATGATCGAGCATCACCAGTTTCGTACGTACGAATGGGATTGAGGAAAGTGTAGGAGACAGAAGCCACAGGATTGAGGCTCCCATCATCGGGGTAGGCATCCGGATCACACGTCTCGCCACGAGTGGCCATTTCAGACTTCTCACGGGTGAGCTTTCGGACGTGTTCCGAGACGGGGATGGAGTGCACGAGCCCCACCGTGGACCCCCAGAATTGACCAACTGGAATACGTCTCCGCGAACGGGGGCGCATGTGCATGATGAACTCGTCTTGAGCGTCGTAGTCACCTTGATCTCCAATACACACATACTTTACATTGTTGAGAGTGTTGAAGTCACGTTTGAAGCATGTATATCTGTTCAGCTGTGTATTCATAGTCTTAACTTGTGTGGCGTAGAAACCAAGTGAGCCTTGCAATTCGGCAACCTCCTCCCGGTGCTTACTGACGACGCAGGCCGCCTTCCATCGCAAACACTCAGCGGTGGTGCGAACCGCTGCGAGTTGAGATGCAAGTTTGGCCTTGATGCGTTCCTTTTGCTCTGCCAGGTCAAGGTCGAGGTTGGCAATGTGGCCCAAAGCTTCCACTTCGAACCGCTTCGTCCCGACAATGTCTTGGTGAGCGGCGAGGCTCGCGTTATATGCGCGTGCCTGCCCGTTGTTTAGGGATTCAGTGGTCTCTAGATCCTCGACGACACGTTCAACGAGCTTCTTCTGCCATTCAACAGCAGCTCGTGCATCGGTGTCACCGATTTTCAGACCCTGGTCTCGGGCATCAAGCGCGACTGCGAGGTCTTGCAGTGCGGCTAATGCATCATCACTCCCCAGAGCATGCTCCATTGATTCAATCAAACCTTCAGAACAAGCGCGCCCTTTAATCTGTTCAGAACAAGTGTTGGAGGCGCAAAACCTACACTTCTTCGGGGTCTCTTTCTTCTTCCCACCTTTGGCGACCACAGGTGCTTCCTCTACCACTCCATTCATCGTCATCACCATTCTGGCCTCAGGAACGGGAGTAACTCCGCTCGTGGCGCCTGAACTTTGTCCAACGGATGAAGCGGCAATTCTCTCTCTCTTTTTCCGCGCATCTCTCTCTCGCTTTTTCTGCCCCCGCGTCTTTCCCGTAGCGCCTGCCATACTTGTTGGGTTGTGAAGTATGACCAGTCTTCTGGCGCAGCAGTGTTGTAATCGCAACCCGGGGTCGTCATCAATGTTAGAAAGATTTGTGTCATTGAGTGAGGGTGTTGTTTGGTACAGGTAGGATTTGTCCGGCCGAGCCGGTACGTCCAGGGGCACACCCTGAGAAACAGATAATGGAATGTGGTACCAGCACCCCCCGTTCAAAACTGCCATTATTCACACCTCCCTATGAATAATTACGCATGTAGCACCCCCCATTTCGCAAGGGTGCCAGCGTTGACTGTTCTGAAACGGTTCGTTCCATAGTCCTCTCAGGGTGCCTACAGCCCCCTATGCTGGTAACAGCCCACACTGAGCCCCCTGCGGGGGTCATCAATGTGCGCTGACATCACGGTGCCTGGTAAAACAAGATTCGCCGTACAACGAAGAGCCTGAAGCCAATAAATTGTCCTTTACCCGTGACTTTAGTATACTCACACCGGCGCACACACCGGGTGAGGTACTTGGTGCGGGGCGCAGTGTCTTCACCCGAGAGCTCACTCTCAACACTGCGCCCACCCCATAGCCCCAACCACGCTAATGGGTATGTTCTCCTAGCTTGAGAACTCCTGCGTGCGTACCAATAGCACAATGGTCCCGTGACACCCTCCCGTACGGGCTTAGGTGTCCACCCCTCCACCATATTAACTTCGGCGCTGAGGGCTACCGGTCATCAGCCGGATCGTGACACAGGCGTCACGCACTGCTGCCCCGTCGAGCAGTGATAAAGTTTGTGTCCGTATGACTTGAGACTGAGGCGGCGAAGGCTACGTGGATTTCGTCTTCCGACTAATCGACTACCAGTCCGTGACCTCTGGAAACCTCTATACCTAGTTACAACCTCAGGGGGAAATCCCCTAATCAAAAGCACCTGTGAACACACACAAGGATCATTCCCCTAAAGGGCAGCCAGCACGGAGTTGGCTGTCTGGAACAAGGAAAGCACGATCTGCTTTCGAGGCTCTGGAAACGTCCCCCAAACAGTTAGG